GAGGTTTCCTAGTCATACGACCATGATTACCAACTACACAAGGAACTGTAATCTTTGTATAGTGCGGGGCCAAATACATCAATGCTTGAGCTATAATGCTTGCTCCTCTAATCATTTGCTCCATACAGTTAGCCATATTAGACCTAGCTAACTCTTCATGTATGTCACCGCTAATCATGTCACCTAACATAGGAATAACTAATTCATCTACCGGTGCTATTTGTCTTCTATAAGATGTATGCTTTAGTATTTGGTTAGCCCAACCATACATACGTTTGTTAAATATTTCAAAGTTATATTCATTCAAGCCACGCATTTGGTCTTTAAATACATGTTCACCTATGTGGGTGTCTGATAAAGGTGTAACCATAATCTGTGGCTGATGCCCGAATGGGGTCTTATCTGTTTTGTCAATATATTTTAAAGGTACTGCTGGAAATCCCTTGGTATAGTCTTGAATGGTTTCAATGATAACTTCTTGCTTTATAGTATCCTTGAGAAGACCTGTATACAGTTTTTTATAGTAATCTGCTTCACCTTTATAGGTAGCAAGCTTCTTATCTAATTTGATTCGATTCTCAGTGCCTTCCTCGTTTACTAAGAGTTCGTCTTCCAGTTCCCAATGATTTTTGTCGAACCACTTTTGTATTGTTGTCCGATGCACCAGAATCCCATACTCTTCCTGTAACCACTCTGTTATCTTCGTCCATGTGGCTCCAAGATTTCTTCTTTTTATTATCTCTGATTTTGCCTGCTCTGGAATCATAACTAAACTGTATCTCCGTTACTAGTATCTTTGCACAAATTATGCACTGTAAATCCTTATCTTGGTTTATATACATCGAACCCTTACACTTAGGGCACACTACAACATTATCACGTTTCAAACTATTATGCAAATTACTCACCTAATAGTTTTTTATATAGGTCCTTCCCAATTACTTTTTCAAAAGGTATGTCCTCAGTTTCTTCATCAAGTTCTTCTACAACCCCACCCTCTTTATCTTTAGAGCCACCTGTAACCAATGGACCTCTTTCAGAACCAGAGCCATATTGAAGTTGAACATTCAAGCCTGCTGGAGAAGTTTGACCGGCATCACCTTTTTCATCTGGCTTATTGTCTTTTATCTCCTCTTTATCATCTAAGTTGCGAATCTTTTGTTCCATATCTTTTTGTTCAATAACCGCATTTTTATCGGGCTCTCCATCAAACTCAACAGGGTTTTTATTCTCTTTGTTTTTTGCAACGGCAGTTTGTGGGTTTATATCTTCTGAGCTAGTTTGCTGTCTAAACTTACTATCATCTTTTTGTAATTCAGACGTAACCCATTGCACTAAGTCTAAAGTAAAATCTGAACTTTTCTTTACCATTTTTCTGTGTGGAGAAAAGTCATTTACAAAATCAGCTAACCTATGAATACCCGTTCGCTTCTTTTTCTTCCTTTTCTTTCGTTGAGCTCGGCTTAGTTTTCTGCCACCACCACCACCATATGTTGGAGTAAAGAATCCAGAGTCAGTAGAAACAGCTACAGTACCACCGAATCCTCCTGTAGCACCGCCTCCGCCATTTCCACCACCGTTTCCGCCACCTCCATTTTCTTTAGAGATAACTTCAGATTTTTCTAATTCTGGGTGGAATCTAAATGAAATTACTTTTGCGTCTTTAGAAACAGATTCACCGTCTATAAGAATTTCTATAGGATATACTTCCGGTTTGTCTAACCAATATGCCACTTCGTAACCACCATCTTTTAGTAGTTTTACTAATAGCCCTCGGTCATAGTCACCTTCTGCCTTTAGGATTTTTTGTTCTCCTACCGGTAAGTTTAGGTCAACTCGGTAAACATCTTGAATATCAGAATGATTATGTTCTTCTTTTTGAATATTACTCATCGTCTATATTTGTTTCAGTTGGTTCTGTTGCATTTTTAGTTTTACCCTTGGTACCTCTTGGTGGAATCTTTGTCGGGTCTGGAAAAATAGCTTTCTCTATTGTAGTTATACCATCAGTACTTAAGTCTGCTACGTAATCTACATTGTTTTGAGAAAACCACATCTTCGTTAAATCAGGATTTAGTTCTTTTATTACTGGGCTAGTAAAACCCTTTTCAGCTAAAGATTCAACCCAAGACTTTGATAAGGTTAATTCATTCTTTTTGGCCCGAGCTTCAGCATACTCATCAATATCTCTTTCTTCATCAGGGGTTTTATCACTCCAATCAGGTGTTACACCACCAGTTCTACCTTTGAACTTTCTTTGAGATGGGGGTTTATATGCCTTTAGCATAGCTTGAATAGGTTCACCCTCTTCGCCCTCAGCCATCATTTCTTGTTGTTGTGCTTCCATTTCTTGCTGTTGTCTCATCTGTTCTTCTTGCAATTGCATTTGTTGTTGCTGTTGTTCAAGTTGCATTGCAGCTTGTTCGGCTTGCATTTTAGCTGTAGGAACAGGGTCACCACTAATAATAAAATCAGCTTCAAAAACATCAACATCTTGTTCTTTTAGTTTTATATCAAACCCTAATTGAGCAAATTGATTTACTATTTGTATCTTCTGTTGTGCATGGGCTATTCTAGTGTTTTCTGCTTTTTCTTCAGGTTGTGGTAAAACTATTTCATAGTCTGTAATACCAAAAGCATCTAATAGTTGGGGGAAAACTTTTTCATGCAGTAATCTTTGGTCACTTTCAACTACACGACTCATAACTACTAATTGTTGTGTTTGTTGAGATAATCCACCAAAAGCATCTGGAGCCCCTTGCCATGCTGGAGTAACACCCCACATAGCAGACACACGTTCTCTAATTTCATCTCTAATAGGCAAATATTCCATTTCATTTAAACTATGGAATAATCTTACAAGGTCTACTCTACCCCTTTGGTTTCTAGCGGATACCGCTACCATAGGTATATAGTTAGGGTCCATTCTTGTTTGAGCCGCAATGTGTTCTCGTTCTCTACGTAATGACTCTGGGTCATCTGTAGTTACCATCAACATACTTGCCGGCATTTTTCTTTCAAAGAAATACCTATATAGGTTTTTATCCATACCTACTAAGGTCAAGGCTTTTTCAAATATAGTAAGTATTGGAGACCATCCATATGTTTCAGAGGGAGAAAATTTAGATAAATGTATTACTTCTTCATCAGAAAAATACAAATGAGCACTTCTGTGATAATACTTATACATTGCAGGTATTCTTTCAACACCTTTTTTAGACTTACCGGGTTCTTCAGATATGTCTGTTCTATCAATAGGGCAAATAAAATGTGAGTTTTTTGGGAGTCCAGCAGAATCTAAATCAAATTCAACTAATGCGGGATTTAGTCTTCTGATTTCTCTTAGTTTAGAAGAAACAGTACCATCCCCATTATCTCTATATTCTTTAGCTAAATATAAAAATCCATCATCTAGCGTATTAACATCAAAATGAAATTGACGTAATACTTCTTCCATACTTTGGTCAAAGACATTACAATCTTTTAGCCACCTAGTTAGCCTTTCTTTTTGTTCTTTGTCTGGCTTGTCACCCTTGGGAACCATTGTAATTCCTCTTCTAAACACCTCCCCAGTAATGTGGGAAACGGGTCCTCTGATTTCTTCAACAGAATAGGCAACAGTTTGAAGGTCTTGTATTAGTTGTTGGCGATATGCCATCTGATGTCTGACCCAAGTATTTACAATTTGGTCGAGACCTATAGTAGGGGCTTTCCCCGTGTCCCCCGTAGCTTTCATTACATCTAATAAACTTATTTGTTTATTTAAGTCCGCCATCTGCTGTTGCATTTGAGGCACTTGAGGTAGATATTCAGATAATTTCATTATTAATCCCTGCTTAGTTTAGTCATATCCTGCATTGATACTAACTTTAATATGTTATCCATAGCTTTTTCTTTTAGCTGATAGTCTTCTGAATGTTCAACATCTCGTATAACTTCAGATTTTTGTTCTTTCAACTTTAGTATCTCTTCATTTAATCTTTGAATTTCTTGGTCACGGTCTAAAATTATAGCTTCAAGCTCGGCTTCTCCAGTACCGAAGTTTGCATTTTCTAAAACTCCCGCACTAGCTGCTTCTTTTATTAAAGCAATAAACTGTCCCTCAGATAATGCAACAACTGCGTCACTGTCATCTGGAATATCATCATCAGCAGTTAGCATCTTTAAATCTGCATGCCAAGTATCTAATATTCTCCATGTATTCTTATCATCTTTGATAGCTACATACTGTTGACCGCTCTCATTCATCATGTTTCCTAATACCATGAACTTCTCCTAAAACTTTTCTATCTTTATATTATACTATATTTTTCGTATTTACCTACGCTATCTTACAAGCACTCCATCCGCAGGTCTTACAGGTCTCACACCCAGACTCAAAAACTATGTTGCAACCCCCCTGACATTCATCTTTGGTGTCATAGTTAACTACAGAGTTTATTGCGTCTTCTTCTATAGCAAACCCATCAAGTTGGAGTTGCTCTGATTTTTCAGTATTACCCTTTACCAAAACTTCTTTTTCTCTACTGCCCGCTCGATATACTGTAATACCCTTACATCCTTCTTCCCAAGCAAGAATATAGGCTTTCTCTACATCTTCGTGAGTAGCTGAGTTTGCAAAGTTTATAGTTTTAGATATTCCAGAATCACAACCTTTTTGAAAAGCGGCTTGCATCAATACATGGTTTTCGGGGGAAATCTCAGGAGCAGTTGCGTATACTTCTTTAGCCCATTGTGGAACCTGTGGAACAGATTCTAATGAACCGCCCTCAGCTAGGTAATCCATCAAATCTTCAGAATAAAAGCCATGTTTTTTAGCGTCCGCTTCAAAATACTTATTTATGTAATTCAAAGTTTTACCATCTAAAATATTTTGTTTTTTCCAAGCTAATGCAAAGGTAGGTTCAATACCACTAGATGTATCAGCTATCATTGATATTGTTCCTGTTGGAGCAACAGTTAGTCTACAATGATTTCTAAATTTTTCTGTTTCTCTGTCATAGTTACTATTTTCCCATGCAGGGAAAGTTCCTCGTGATTCTGCTAACTGTAAAGATTTGTTGTCTGCCCAAGTTCTAACTTTAGACATCATAGTCATTCCAATCAGTTTAGCCAAATCAGATGAATACGCAACTTGTAGTTGAATAAGTAAATCGGCAAAGCCCATTATACCTAACCCAATCTTCCGAGTTGCTTTCGTCATTTTCTCAATTTCTGGGGTTGCATACTTGTTTGCATCTATAACATTGTCTAGAAAATGCACTGATGTTTCTACTACGTGTTGTAGCCTTGCCCAGTCTACCTTGTCTTGCCAAGCATCAACAGGACCATCAACGTCTTTATAAAACTTCGCTAAATTAATTGAACCTAGATTACAAGATTCATTACCTAATAATGGTTGTTCTCCACATGGGTTAGTAGCAATCATATCACCATATTGCTCAGTCACATGGTTATCTTTATTAACTTGGTCTAAGAATATCATCCCGGGCTCACCATTTCTCCACGCCCCATCAACAATTTTATTAAATACCTCTCTTGCATTGAGCTGTCCAGCAATGGAATTGTCTTTAGGGTTTATCAAATTGTATTCCATGTTGTTTACAACAGCTTTCATAAAATTAGAATCTACCCCTACAGAAATATTGAAGTTGTGTATTTCACCCTCAACTTTTTTACAGTCTATAAAATCTAAAATATCCGGATGGTAGATAGACATAACTGCCATATTTGCACCATCTCTTTTACCGCCTTGCGTTATCATAGAAGATACTCTTGATAGTGTCTTTAATACCTCTATAGGACCACAAGCAATACCATGAGTAGATTGAATTTTATCGCCTCTTGGTCTAAGTTTAGATAAGGCAAATCCAGTCCCACCACCGAATTTTTGTACCATAGCAGCAT